TAAAGTTTCCTGTTTTAACCGCTTGCCACGCAGCGCCGCCTGATACAGTTGCGAAAGATAAATTACCAGAGCCATCGGTTTGAATAACTTGGTTCGCTGTTCCTGTTGCTGTTGGTAATACTAGTGTGTAAGAAGATGGAACTGTTCCAGCCGCTTTAAGTCCTACGTATTGACCACCTGTTGTATCTTGAAATCTTGCTTCTCCTGTTGCACCAATTACAAAATTAGTTCCATCCCAAGTTAAATTAGCAGAACCGCCAAATGATCCTGCATTATTAAATTGAATTTCTGTATTAGATCCGCCTGGAACTCCAAGAGGGACATCTGTTACATTTGTTCCATCTGAATAAACTAATTTAAATCCTTTATCTGTTGCAGAAAAAGTTGGTCCCGTTCCTGATACAGTTTTAAATTGAACTGTAAATGCACCAGTTGTTCCGTTATATAATATGTAAGTTTTTTCAATTCCATCTGGAATTGTAACAATTTGATTTCCTGTGATTGTTCCTGAAAATTTTATAACAGCATTTCTAGCATTAGATAATGTTGCATTGGTCATTGCAAGTGCAGTAGTTTGTGCACCACCTGCAATTGAAACATCTTGATAACCTGCGATTGCTTGTTGTAAAAGTTCTAAATTTGTATTAGTTTTTGTTCCCCATGTACCGGCGTTTTCGCCTGTAACCATGAGCTCTAGTTTAAGGTCTGTAGAATAACTTGATGCCATATATTAATTCCTTTTTGTTATATATTTAAATTAAGCAGCTATGTCAACTTCTGTCCAATTAGCAGGTGTTCCTGTACTTACCTGTGAATATACTGCTGGGGTTCCAGTACTTACTTCAGCCCAAGCTGTAATATTAACAGATCCTACACTACTTTGAGCAGAAACTCCAGTAACATTTATAGCTACATTAGTTACAATGTTTAAGCTACCAATTCCAGTACTTGCAGAAACTCCAGTAACATCCACAACAGATACTGCGTCTACAACACCTATTGCTGTAGCCAAAGCTATTCCTGTTAATTCTACATTAGCACTTCCAATTTCAGTAGTATTTCCTAATGATAAAGTAGCTCCTGATCCAGTAAGAACTACATTAGCTTCAGCTGTAACTGTTACAGTTCCAATAGAAGAAGTAGCACTAGAGCCAGTAACATCTACGTTAACATCTGCTCTTGCAACTACTGTTCCAATTGAAGAAGTAATTGTACTTCCTACAACATCAACAATAGCTCCAGCATCAGAAATAGCTTGACCTACAAAAGAGTTAAGTGTGTGCTCAGAAACATTAACTGATATGTTTCCTCCTGCAGAAATATCTACTGTTCCAACAGCTGTGTCAGCTTGTGTTCCTGTAACTGCAAAATTAGCAGTTGTAAGAACTGTTACAGTTCCTGTATTTGAATTTAATAAATCTGGTGCAGTAACAAAAACTTCAGCGTTACCATCTGCGGTTGCATTTCCTATATCTAATTGTAAAGAAGATCCTGTAAGATTAACTACAATATCAATTGCAGCAACAACAGTTCCAACAGCTGTGTCAGCTTGAACACCTGTTAATTCTATTTGGTAGTTGTCTCCCCAAACAGTTTCACCCCAACCATTAAAACCCCAGCCTTCGGTTAGATTAGGTTCACCGTTCCAAACATCACTCCCCCAGGTGTTTCTTCCCCAACCATTAGCCACTGTAAGTACTCCTTACGCTATTCTTATAATTGCAGCGCTAGTTGTAAATGCAGGGAATTGAATTGTGAAAGTTCCTGATGTTGATGATTTGTCAGTACTAAAATTTAATACACAAACAGCTGTATTAGAATTTGAAGTATTATAAATCAAAGCACCTCTTGCTGTAATAGTTGCAGAAGTAAAACTTAAATTATTAAAATCTACGATTGCAGTATTAGAAGCTAAAGAAGTTCCAGCATTCACTAATGCTCCACCACCAGAAGTATATGATCCAGAAGCAGCAACTTGATTTGTTGTAGTAAATACTGTTGTGGATTTTCCTAAAGTTGCACTTGATGTATATAAAGCAAGTTTAAATTTATCTCCAGTGGACACAGTGAAATTATGCTTTCCTTCTAAAAGTTCTTTTTTAAAAGAATTGCAAATTGCATTTGTTGTTATAGCCATTTTTTACTCCATTACTTATTTGGTTCAATATTAAGACGAGGAACACCATCGTGATACTCATCTCTTCTTCTTCTACCCATTTGCTCTAAAGCAAAACCTTGAACAGCTTCTTTATATTTTGTCTCATATAATTGCAACATGTCCGTAGGTCCCTTTAAAAACCCATATGCTTCTACTAAGCATGCGTATAGTAAGCCATTTGGAAACTTTGTACTTAAAAACGTTGTTGTATTAGTACTAGATAATTGAGTAGGTTTCAAGATATAATTTAACTCTACCGCATACGTGCTTGCGGGCGTAGGAGCCACAATAACGTTGCTATCATTATAATTACCATAGTATTTAGGAACTCCAGTAACTCCGGTGCTATTATATTCAGTTATAAAAGACACATCTCTTGGCTCTAAATAAGTTCTAGGATTACCTGTTTGAGTAGTATCTACAACTAGTAAAGATTCTATAAGATATACATCATTTGGAACAGATAGATATTTTTGAGAAGCTATAAAATTAGATGAATAATAAACTCTGTTGTTATCTACATCTACATCTCTAAATATTCTATATTCAGCATCTTGAATAAAGCCATTAATAATGGTTGCTGTAAATACATCAGAGCTTACTTCTGTATAATCTCTTATTTTTGTAACTAATTCTGCGTATGTCATGGTGTGGTAGTTGTTGGTCCAACTGTTATAGGAGCTCCGCCACCACCTATTGCAGTTTGAGTTGCTGTTACTCCAAGATTTACATAATAAAAATCATCTGTAGGAAAGTCTGCTTGACTTGTCCAACCTGATGGAGCGCCTAAAGTTATAGAATACCCATTTGTATTGTTTAAAATATTTGGACTAAAACCTCCAAAACCATCTGCATAAGCAAAAGATATAATATCCCCTGTTTGTCTTTCATGATCTGGTTCATTTACTAATAAAAAATTCAATCCTATTTGTGATCTAAAAGGATTTAATGGAAGTATTGTTCTTACCGCAGGTTCTACTCTATCTGGTCTAGCATTTTGTAATGCTACTGGATCTGCTGCATGATATCTTGGACTTATTTGTGGATGTTTAGCCTCATATTCAGAAATATGTACTAATTCTCCAGTCCATTCTTTTACCATTTCGTTATATGGAAAAGCTTGACCAGATCTATCTGATATCACTTGTGAATATTTTCCTTTTGCAAAAGTAGCCATATTAAATATTTGGGTAATAAGATTGAGGAGAGATGTATAAACTAGTTCTTTGACCATCTTCATCAATAGCTCTTAATAATTCGTCTTCATAATACATTTTTAATTGCTCTGTTCTTGTTGGTGCATATTTAAACGATAAGTAATAAGCAAGACCTGACACCATACATGGTAAAAATCTATAAGGCACATCTGCTGTATTTGTATAAGCCCCAGCATCTTGAATTCTTTTTACATAATAATAACGAAGTGATGTATAAGTTACTGCATCTGGTGTTTGATATAAATAAATCACAGGATTAACTTGTCTATCTACGTAATATTGACTTGGAGAACCTTGATCTGATTTATTTGGTATAGCACTATACTGAGATCTTGAAATTTTTGTTAAAGCCACATCGTTTCCAGATGTATCTCTTACAACAGCTTCTAAAACATCTCCACAATCTGAAGGTGTATTATAACTAGTTGTTCCAGCTACAAGATTTGTTGATTGTAAAGCTACTTTCCAAAGATGAATTCCTCTATTTCCCCATTCTGAAAATAAAATGTTTAAGGAAACTCTTGCTTTCTTTAAATCAAATCCAGCTTCAGTTCCAATTCCACAACGTTCATATGCTTCATCTACAATATCGTCTATTTGTAAATCAAAAGTAGTTGTTCCTGATGTTGTCATTTATATATACCTCATCTTTGTAGTATCAACTATTCCACCATTTGCAAATTCTTTTCCTTTTACAAATGTTGGAACGTTTTTAGGTTTAGGTCCCGTGTTCCCTGCAGCTCTTTTTCTTTGTACTGCAGATCGTCTTTGGCCTTCTGACATTGCTCTTGCTTTTGCAAGCGGTACACATTTTGGATAGCCTTTTCTTTTTTCTCCTTTTGACCTGCCACAAGGAGCAAAGGAACCATCTTTTCTTTTAGAACCGATGTCTACCCACTTTTCTGCAACCCATTTTCTAAGACCATTTGCCATACTAATAAACTTTTGTAACCTTTCTTCTATTGTTCATAACTTTTCCACAACCTTTAGCAACGAATCCACCTCTTGCCATTTTCTTTTTACCACCTGGTTTTATTTTTCCAGAACAAACTGCAGATGCATACATGTTTGCATAGGCACTTGGATAAACATCAAATTTTCTTTTAGCCGCTGCTTTTCCTCTTGGACAAAGTTTACCCATTATTTTTTCCTTTTTTTATTTTTTCGTTTATATGCAAGCATAGCTCTAGATGGTTTTGCACCCCTAAGTTTACCTTCTATTTGTTGTGGTATTTGTGCTCTGCTTATAGGCATATATTAACTTATAGTTGAATATACCACTTTACCATTAATACGTTCTGCTTTCAAGTACTGCCTTCTATTATCAGAATCGTTATAACTGCAATGGATCCATCCAGAATTAGGATCACTTGGAGTCCAAAACTCAAGTATACATTGATCAAAATCTAAGTTTTGAACAATCCAATCACTAACCTCTTTATTATGTATGCCAAACAGTTCAAAGTCTGCGGCCTGTCCTTTGGTATGTTGACTTTTAGAAGATGATCCGATTGCTTCACATAATGCTGCTGATCTGTAGCCTGAAGAAATAGATACAGGTATTTTAAAATGATTTCTAACAGGTTGTAATATATTTTTACAAAGTAATATTAAATTAACAATATGTTCATCATTAGGCTCATTAGGTATTCCAAGTCGTATTGCTTCTTGAGACTTTGTTAATTCATCCAATGTAAAATTTTCACTTAGTTTCATTTCTTAATTTTATAATAACCTCAATAACATGTTTTTCATATTGTTTATTTGTAGAAAAGTTATCTAGAGTTTTAGCCATTGCAATAGGATTTCTATTCAATGTTATTTCTCTAACTCTTCTAAACTCTGCATACACTCTTTTTGTATTTAGAATTTCAATATAATACTTAACAGATTCACATTTGTTTTTAAAGACCCTAACACGCCAATCTATTGTATCTGGTTGTTTGTGTGGTAACATACCCTCTTTTGACCACACTCTTATACCAAAAAGGTTGTGTCCCTCGCGCGCGAACCTTGATCTTCCATAATCACTCTCAACAATAGCCTGCGCTATTATTAGTTCTGTGTTTATTCGTTGTCTTCTTGGGATATTAAAATTTAGGTAATTTATGCAGTTGGTAAGGGAGGATATAAATTCTTGATTATTTGAATATTCAAACCTTGGAGGTCCAAATCCTAGCTTCTTGGCCCAGGTAATTGCTTCACTCTGAACCCTGTTCTTGGCGGCGGGGTTGGGAAAGAATGTACCTAATACAAATGCTACTAGAGCTATTATCAAATATCTTATTATTGTAATCTTTATTATCATAACATTTACATTGATTTAAAAGGCAGCATCCAACTGCGAGGTTGTTAATACAATTAACTTTTTTTTGATTCATCTACGTGATAAAACATATCATCCGTATCTTTTAATTTCCAGTCTTTGTTTTCCACGTTCCATTCATTAGTTTGTACTTTATAATCTGGCCAATGTGTTGAAGTTGTAAAGCTAGAAATACTCCACAAAATACGATTATTAGGCTGAGCTGCAAAATTGCCGTTATCAAGAGCCAAAATGTGAGCACACTTATGCTGATCGGGAATTTCAGAATGTTCAGTATCGAGTATATTAGGTTCTGGATGTGCCCAATCCACTGTGAATAAATATTCTCCATGAATAAATTTTTTATCCTTTCCTAAATATTTACAACGTTGCCCTATTAAAAAATCAAAAGTAGTAACAGCAGGATAATAACTAAATGAATTCCATAACTCAAGATCGTCGAGATCTTGATGTTCCATTTGTGGTTGATGCAAAGTATTGCCGCTTCCTCCTTGAAGAAAAGCAGAGATAGGAAGCCTCCAAAATATTGCACCATTCGTAAGTAAAGCATGAAATAAGATTGCACGCCCTGGAATACTTGCAATACCAATGACCACACAATCTTCAGTTTCGCCATGATGTTTTCGTAAGTCATATAAATACTCTCTCCTTATTTTACAGTATATGGGTGGTATATTCGCATTTAAATAAGCCATTTGTCAATGCTGTCGTCAAAATCTCTGTAGTTTATTGTTATTTCATCTCCTATATTTATATCTTTTAAAGCAATCCCATCGTCATTAACACTTGGATCCTCACTATGATTTAAATATTTTTCATTATCAATTCCTAAAACTACAATTTTAGATCCTTTTTCTCTTTCATAAGCATAGTTGTCAACAAATCTTGCAAGGGCTAAAGGCATCCTAGGTAAATTTTCTTTATCAAATTCTATTTCAAATTCAGGTCTTACTTCTTTTATCTTTTCACCTTTTTTTACGTTTTCTTTTGCAAAAACTCCTATTCCATTTATTTTACTTTTATCTAAGTAAGTGTCAATTAAAAACATTGCAAGTTAACACTTCCATCTACGTCTTGCTTGTCTTAATCTTGAATTTGGATCTTTTGCAGCACTTGGAAACATTTTCATTTGTCCAGCACTTCTTGCACAAAATGATTTTCTTCTTGCTGCTCTTTTAGGTCCTGGATTACTTTCTGTAACAGCTGTGCTTAATTTAGAACCTGGATTCATTCTTCTATAAGCTTGAACACCAGCTTGTGTCATACCAGCTCCAGCTTTAGTAGAACGAAAATATTTTTTATTTCTAGGAGGCATGCCGCCACGTGACATGTTAACTGCTTTACCAGTTCCTTTAACTTGTTTTCCAAAACCTGACATGTGTTTAATCTGATGTTAAACCTGGTCCAGAATATTTATCTGTTAATAATGTAACTGCCGCAACATTTGTTAATGTTGAAACATAGATTCCTTTTGGAAATAGAATTCCATCTTCAGGAAAACTAAAATTAATAACATCACCAGCTGGAACATCAGCTGTAAATAAAGTTGTTCCTGTTGCTGAAGTTGTTTTTAATTGAACAACACCTACAGTAGTTGAACTACTGGATGCAATAATAATTCCTCTTAATCTTACAGGGGGAGCTATAATTACAGTTGAAGTAGCTGCTGTAAATCTTGTCGCTTGTATATCACCTTTGTAACTCATTTTGTCTCCTTATATTAAGAGCTCCCGAGGGAGCTCTTAACAATTAATTATTATGAATACTGAACTGGATTTGTTGGAGGAAGAGTAATGTACTCAATCAACCAAGTAAATGATCCACGTGCAGATGGTGTAGTTGTATTAGTTATATTTAAATAAATACTTCTTGCTGCAGAAGCATATAACGGACTTGCCGCTGGTGCTGCATCGCTAGCAGTCGTATTTAATAAAGTTGTAATATAGTAAGATCCAACTGGAACAGAAGTACCACCATCAAGAATTTCATCTGTGATAGCTGCTACAATGTCTTGTCCTGAACTTGTAGTTCCAACTTCATAACCAATGTCTCCTGCTGCTACAGTAGCAGCTGAAGTACATATTAATGAAATTTTACTAATAATAGTTCCTGCTGGTTGAGCAAAAGTAGTAATGCTATCTCCAGTAGTTGCACTTAAAGTTCCTACAGAACTTCCACTAGATAATACATAATTATCTGTATAAGCACCTGTAGTTTCGTTTTGCACTGAGTTCAGAAAACCGTTTAACGATCTTACTGGACCAGTAAATGTTGTTTTTGCCATAATTTATTCTCCTAGTTTTCTAATGTAGTCCTTAGGCATGTCGACTATACGCGTCTACATCAGATGTTAATGTATAGTTATTTGTTTCTACCAAATAAAAAGGGCCAGGTCAATAGACCCAGCCCTTTTATTAAACACTCAATTTAAGTGATTACGCAGCTCCCGGTGAACCGAAGATTCCTCTAGGATCAGAGAATCCAAATGAATATCTCTCTCTAGCTTTGAATCTCATGTTGCCAGTGTCGAAATCGCCTTCCATCGCTGTTTTTAATGAAGCTCTAACGAAATGCTTTAAGCCATTTGGCGCATCAGTTAAAATGAAAAATGCATCTGTATCAGTTAAGAAATGGTTAATTACATAACCTTCAGGTAACATTCCCATGTTTTTGATAGCGTTAATGTCATTATCAGCAGTTCCTACTCTGCCTGCAGACTTCATAAGTCTTTCAGCGGTAAATTGTAATTCTTTAGGAATTACTAATTTTCTACCTTGAGTAGCGATCTTTAAGCCTCTTTCGTCAACGAAAGCAGCAATGTCAATCAAAGATTGTTCTAATGATGTTTCGTTAAGGTCAGCAGCAGTCTGTAATTCATTTCTGAATGTACCGCCTGATACTAATGGATGGTCTGTAGCGCAAAGCTCTTTTCCGTCTCCACCAAGTTGAGAAGTGCTAAATGCATTGTTTAATACAGCAGCAGCTTTAACTTGTTTAGTATTAGCCATAGATCTTGCTAATGCTTTTGTATATCTTGCAGCGAGTCTGTCATACAAGTTATCTTCAATTGCTTCTTCAGTAATAGCAAATGCTAAAGCAATAGTTTCATGATTGTACCTTGCTGTAAAAGCTTCTTGCGCAGTGTCAAAATTAATTGCCGCACCTTCTGATTTTACTGGGGCACTACCGAAACCTGATAGCATTAC